CAGCAGTATGAGCGAGATGCTGCATATAAAACCAAGTGGAATAGCGACCAAATTTGTGAAGAGAGTTTTTAAGATTATTCCAAAGGTTGTCGAAAGTCCGTTGTTCGTTATCTCCATAATAATTCTCCAGCACTTCGCGTTGAGTTTTCTTGCCAATAAATTTTTGATAAGATTCGAACATGGCTGGCAAGTGACCTTTGTTCCACTTTGTATCTGTTTGGTATCTGAGCCGTTTATAGTTTGTTGAATTCCACCAAGTGATGCGATCCACAGTGGCGAGTTCATAATCTGGAAATTCATTTTTCAGAACCCATGCAGTTGGTAGTTGATAGGTGTTACCATACAACCATGCAAACCACAGACGCTCTTCATCATTATGCTCGTATCGCTGGTGTAGATAGTTTGTGCACCATACGGCTGGATCGCAATCGCCATATTTCATGGACCATGCATACCATCTTATAAATTGTTCACGTCTTTCTAAATTCATGCAAACAAATCAACTTGATGAAATAATGCATCACGCAGCCAATATTTGCCAACTTTATTAATTGCATCTTCAGTCGTGGTTTTCTTTTTCGATCCGAACTTATGAGATTCCAGAGATTCATTTTGCAATTGTAGTAATACTTTTGAATCAGTCGGCAACGCAATTGAGGGATCGTCTACTGCGAGTTTCCGAAAGATCAATTGCTCTTCACGATTCTTGAACAGAGGTTGATCAGAGCGTAATGATCCAGTAGGATCAACTGCCCAAAATACAAGACCATTTTTCATATGCCATGTAACAGAACTTGGAGTGCAAGAGATTTTAAGCCGTTTCATGTTCTGCATATTGACAGCGTAATCTACATATTGATCCCAGATCTGCGATGCGTATCCTTTACCCTCGCAGCCTTCCGCCGTTACGATCTCATAGAGGTTAGTGTATCTATCTCGATTAAATGTTGCGAAAATGAGCGAGACAATCTTACCATTGTCCTCAAGAATCATTGGCGGAGATTTATCGTAGTTCTTGAATCGAAACCAGAGGCTATGGGATGCAGAAAGAAACTTCGTGTTCTTTCCTTCTGGAGAATTTCTTATCAAATCTTCTACTTGTTCTTTAGTCGCAAACTTCACTGTTGAAGATCCTTTGCGTTATCAATCAAGATGGTTTTCATATGAAAGACACCCTTTGCAACTGTGATGTATTGATTCATTGGAATCTCATGGGATTCAAACAAATCAGAACGCTTTGCAATATCTTTCGTAGAAGTAATTATAACGCCATTGCGCAAAGAAGTAAAGTAAATTGGACGCTTTCCGTTGCGATAGAAACGCAACTTCTTTTCTTTATACAGTTCAATTACAGCCATTGAGGAATTAGGAAACTCCTCAAGTGGAGATTTATTTGCTTGGAGTGTATGAACAATTAATTCAGAATCATTACGAGTTTTGCATTTGTATCCATAAAGTCGTTCCCAGTTCTCTGGCATCTCTTGACTCACAACGCCATTGTGAACAATAGAAACATTTTCATTCCACAGTGGCTGATTGTAAGCAAGATCAGAGGTTGAATAACGACAATGACCAATTAGATATAGATTGCCGTCTTCATTGACGCATGATTGCAAATCAAATGAATCTAGAAATTTCGTTGCTGGAACGGCGTCAATGTGACTATGAATTTGACCACCTTTGACCCACGACACACCAGTTGCGTGCAATCCGCGAATACTCGACTCGCGGAAAACATTCTCAAGCATGATCAAATCAAGAGAACTTGGATTCTCGATATAAGCACCAATCACTGCACACATATTAAGCGAACAAATCTTCTAGAGTTGAGATCTTTTCGTATGCTTTTGGATGATATTTTTCAACCATCGCCCTTCCACCAATTCTCTCCAGATAGTCATACCATTCTTGTTCGTCCCACATTCCTTCGGAAATACCATTCCAAAGACGTCGTTGGAGTGGGTGTTCTGGATTCTTTCGACGCGACTCAACATAATTAAATCGATGATCTTCATATTCTTTACTTCCAAGTTCTAGCATCTTCTCACGCAAGTAACAGACAAGACTGATGCGTTCTGCAACTTCATCATTAGTTACAATGGGTGTATTGCCGTGAATGTACTCATGATTATTAACCAACAACAAGTCACCTGGACGTACATTCACAGCAACACGAACTTCTGGAAGAATCAAATATCCACCTGAATAATTACCATTATTTGATAGAACCAGAAGATTACTCAAACCATTTGTAAAGTCGCCAGCATCACGATGTGCTGCTGTTCTGAAAGTCTTGTTCACTGTGATTGTAGTAAATACAGTTTGTGGAACCAGAAATGCTGAATCAATTTTATCTGCTGCTTCACGTTGAGCGGCATGACGAGTTGGAAGCAACTCAGCGAAACCACGATCAAGTGTTTGCAGAAATGGAAATGACATTTTAAATTTGTCGAATGAATGTTGTGTGTATGCAGTTGCTCGACCGTATGGAATTCGAGGATAACGATCAAACCATCCAGCAATACCAGAATTCACCTGATTGGCATATGTGGTGTCAGAAATATATTTGTTTTCGACTTTGTGTGCTTCTTTCTTTCGCTCTGTGACAGAAAGATTGCTGACATTCTCTAGCCAGTTTTCAAAACTAAAGTCATCTTGTTTAACAAGAGCAGACAACCAAACAAGACCGCGTGTTGATTCTTTATTTTGATAAAGTTCGCGAAGTCTATCAATTTCTTCTTTAACATTAATTTTGATTGCAGTATTTTCTGCTTCCTTCTGGAAGAGATCAAACACTTGCATCTGAAATTCTGTCACCCACTCACGACCACCACACTTCTCACCCTTTGGTCCTGCAGCAAGACCACGATTCTGGGTTGGTGTGGCGGCTTCACGCAAGCCAGTATAAGCAGCCTCTTGTTCTTCCTTGGAGAAGAAGTTTTTACGAAACTTAAATGCAATGCTGCTTTCATCTTCATTATGAAGATAGCAATCTGTGTCTTCGTTGATTAAAACATCATAATGTGATTCATCAAGAAATTGTCCAAGCAGATGCTCACAATCATACTTTGTTTTTGCCACAATAATTTTGGTCATGATATTTTCTCCTCTCATGACATTATATATGCAAAGAATTTAAAAAACAAACTCAGCATTTCAGAAAACCAAATGAAACTGTGGGGGCATTGCACCCCCACAGAATGTTATCACATTTTTAGAATTGCCAGATTAGGCAGTCATCGAGACGTTGATAGCATCACGATAGAGCGTCTTGCGAGCGCGAGCAATCTTACCCTGTTCGAGATACTTCTCGAACTGAGCCGAAGGATTGCCGAGGCGATAGGCAAAAACCTTTTCGCCACGCGAATTCGTGACGCGATTGGTGTATACAGAGATACCCTCATTGCGTGCACGATAAGCAAGATCAGCAGCATTGTCAACCTTGAACATGGCGCGAATTTGGCGCGAGGTGACAGTGTTGCCATCGGCAAGATAAGTAACAAACGAATCAAGAGCATTAGACATAAAATATACCTTCACAAAAACCCCTTCAATAATGTTACAAGAGCGGGGCTTATCCTGTAACATGACTCTTATTATATACCAACAAGAGCCAAAAGTAAACTCTTGCTTACAGCGGGTGCCGTTCGTCAAAAGTCTCCATCCAATTTAAGAGATACTGCTTGGCTTCAGTTCTGTTTACACCAAACGCTTCTTGGATATATGGGGCTGCACCAAACATATTAGTCTCACCAGACTCACGGAGTTTATCCAAGAACACATTAACCTTTTCTTGCATTTTCATTCTAAACTGGTCCATATCAGCCTCCATTACACCCGACTCTTCGCAGCAACAATCTTGACAAGGGTGTCAAGAACTCGAGCCTTGATCTGCTCAGTGCTCAGACCCTTGTCAAGCATCTCAACCAATTCTTGTTCGCTGAACGAGACTATCTCGTTTTTATAACGGAAAGTGGTGTATCCAGTTTCGATATTTTTTTCCACACTTATATCACCAACACTGGGTGCTGCAGGAGCAGGAGTTGCCTCCGCATCAACCTTCGTGTACAGATCCAAGAACGCAGTCTTGGTGTCTGTGTCGAATCGATTCAAGCACATCTCAATTGCCTTCAAACGATTGTTGAAGATAGAGAATGCTTTGCTGATATGGACAAGACGACGAGTCGAGATAACTTCATCAACTGCACCATCCGAGAAACTCTTGCGGATGACTTCAGCCCACGTGATAAGACGGTCAATGAACGTCGTGTCAGTGATACCAAGAACAGCGAAATTCTTTTCAAGAATCTTGCGCTCGGTATTGGCAGGAGGATATTCCTGCTCGACCGTGATGGCAAAACGCTCGAGGAATGCTTCGTTGAGCAAGTTTGTGCCGATGAATCGACCATCGTCACTGCCTTTACCCTTCGTGTTCGCAGTCGCAACCACGTTGAAGCCAGCAGCAGGGTGGACAACTTCACCAGTCTTCTTGTCGAAGTATGGCTTGCCTTCAAGAATCGGCTGCAAGCACAGAATATCTTCCGTGCCGAGATCACACTCATCAAGAAGCAGCACGGCACCACGACGCATCGCAGTGATCACTGGTCCTTCACGACGGATCGTGTTTCCGTCAACCAACTCATAGGAACCAATGAGGTCAGACTCATCGGTGCGCTTCGTGATATTGACGCGAATCAACTCACGCTTCAACGCAGCACAAACCTGCTCAATCATGAATGTCTTGCCATTACCTGACAAGCCAGTGATGTAGATAGGATAGAAGATTCGCGACTTGATGATGTCACGCATGTCGTTGTAGAATCCGAATGGAACATACGTTTCGTTACGGTCAGGCACAAACGACTCAGTGACATTTTGCGCACGACGAGAAGCAATGTTCACAACCTGAGCAACCATTGCGGCTGCAGCAACAGGGACTTCATCAGTCTGCTTTGCAGCAGGAGTGATACAACCAATATTCTTCGGGACGATACTGAATTGACCACGACTCACCTTGCGTTCACGCAAGATGAAGTATGGGAAGAATTCAACGTTGTTTTTCTTGTTTTCGCAGAAGGCATTCAGTTCCTTCAGCGAGATAGTATCCTTGTCGAAGTGCGCATGCAATCGCTCAAGAATCTCAATCCGAGCCGCATTATCATAATTAGACTTTCTCACATCAGACTCCATTATCAATCTATAGAACTATTATCGCTGAAAAACAAACAGAAAACAACAGTAAAAACTCTAATAGAATCAACAACTTACGCCACCGCCAGTTCTTCGGCTAGTTTCGTGAGCAGGAGACGATTGCTCTTCTTGCTACCCACAGTCTTGGAGAACTCACGAACCATCTTGTTCTTGTTCATATCGCTAGTGATTTCAAGTTTGTCGTCGACGATGTTGGTGCTCGGGAGACCAACATAGAAATACTTGTCATATCCAAGACGATCAACAACAAAGTAATTATGTTCGCGGAAAGTCTTCTTGGCAACATCTTGCTCAATAGCAGATTTGTCACTAACAAGATACTTCACATCACGCTGAATGGCTTTCTTGTTGCCAACATAGAAACCAATATGCTTACAACCAGTCACGTCAGCAACCAACTGAGTGATTGCAGGTTGCATCGTATGATAATTTGACAACTTGACTTTCTTTTTGGTCTTTTTGTCAATCAGATACACAACTGACTTGCGACGATCGTCGTAGAAACCAGAATCGCTGCTCATCAGAGGATACGAAAGATTGCTGCCGCCTTCACCGTCGGTCAGATACACAACGTTGCAAACATCCAACTGATGTTTGTTCTGGAATGCAGTAATGATTCCGCGAGAAGCAAGCAGAGTCTCGAGAAACGGAGTGCTGTTCAAACCAAAGCCAGAAGTGTCCCAATCGTATCGCCAGCCACCATGATCGTTTTCCTTGCAAGTGTAGTCATATGCACGACCATACTCATTGGCAACAACGCACATCGCATTGAACGCACGACGATACTGAACAGGCGACAAAGAAGAACCAATCAGATGTTTCAGATGGAACCATGTATGACTCATCGTCATGTCAACAGCACGATTAGACACGAAACGATCGTTGTTCACCATCTCGCGCAACTTCTTGTTGCCATAAGCATCGTCACTGAAGCCATAAACTTCAAACGGAACTTTGGCAAGTTTACAAAACGAAGCAAGCACAAGCATCTGCTCAATCGTGTTACGCATAATATCGCCCATCGAACCAGACATATCAACGAACATGATAAAGCCATGATTCTTGCCCTTCGGCACGACAGTGATTTTGCGGAACAAGTCATTGCTGAAACGATACTTGTGAAGCACGTTCATATTCAACTCGCCAGTGCGAGCAGTCTGTGTTCGAGCATACTCGCTGGCTTTCTTGCGCATCTCAAATTCCTTCAAGATATGCATAATGACTTTCTTGTTGTTCGCGTTGAATTTGCGCACACACTTCTGAACAACAGTGTCGTATGAGATGTTATAGCGACCATAGGTGCGATTCGGATCAGCAACTTGCGCACGGAAGAATTGTTCAAGGTCATTCACAACTTCCGTGTTCGGAAGAATGATGTTCTCAAGAACAGCGTCGGGCAACTCATACATGAAGATTTTGCCAGTTTCATTGACCAATTCCTGCTCGCGCTGACGGAAACTGCGATCAGTTACAGACTGCGGTTCATCTTCATTTTCTTGTTCTTCTTTATCACCGTTACCAGAAGAATACTGGTCGCTGTTAGATTCTTCTGCTTCGTCAGACTCAGTTTGATCCTGAGAATCTTCAGCATCAGTGCCGTCTGATTCTTCGTCTACATCAGAGTCATCGTTACCATCGATGTTATCTTCATAGTCAGAACCATCATCAACGTCATCGTACTCGCCAGAATCATCTTGATCCTGTTGACGCTCTTCTTTCATCTGCTCTTGCAGGTCTTGTTTGTTCTGAATCTTGTCTTGCTCATTTTGTTTGGTGTACTCATACACACGGCGAGCAATATCAACAACTTGATCCCACGTTTCAGCAGCCTCAACTTCGCGAACGATGTCACGCTCGAAGTCATTGAATTCAACAACAACATGTGAACCCATCTTGAAGCGCAGGTTGATGCGATCAATCAGATTGAGTTTGCTGAGGTCGTCAAGTTTCTTGATGCCGAAAAAATCGCGCTCATAGAGAGAAGTGTAAGCACGAGCAAAAGACTTTGAAAGTCCAGGGAACTTGCGCTTGACAAGTTTCTCAATGCGAGCATCTTCGATGACGTTCAAGAAGTCTTTGAACTTCTTGTCGCTCTCGGCGACTTCATTATGCCAGCCCTGCTGCGGGGTGTTCAGAGCATGACCAACTTCGTGACCAGTCAGCAGGTCATACAAGTCACCGTCCATGTCCTTCCAAACGGGAAGAACCATCGTGCGATTCTTGAGGTCGAAGTATGCGGTCTTGACATTTTGATGCGAGACGGTGATATTCTCGCTCGCCAAGAGTTTGGCGAGGATCGATTTAGAAGCCTGTAAATTCGTTTTCATACAACCATTGTCCCCTAAAACGGCTAGAAAAACAACAGTAAAAACTCGAATAAAATCAATAACTTACGACAGGTATTTTTGCCTAAAGATTTCAGCCTTCACAGGATCAGTTTTTTTCAGGTTATTATAAATCCGCTTATTGTTTTCACGTATAATTTCAGGGGTTTTTGAACTAAAATCTGAGCGCCAGCCACGCTTCACGGACTTTTTCATACTCACCTAATTGTTACCGTAATCAAGTATTGTCGCTGATTACAGTCACATCGTAAATAGAAAAAACTCGAATAAAATCAATAACTTACGTCAACCTGCGTTATAGACGAATTTCTCGGGTGTTTTTTCCACTGACTCTTGTGGTCCCAGCATGGAAGAATCAAGAATTCTAACTTCTGGTTCTTGTTTCTTCAATTGCAAACCAGAAGACTGCTCTATCAGATGTTCTCGTTCTTGCGCAACCTTCTCAGAAATTCGATTCATTTTCTTCACATTAGACTTCACTTTCTTTTTCGCAATGTCTAACTTAATTCTGCTCACTCTATCAGTATACACTATACCATCCAAATGATCAAGTTCATGTTGTAAACACACTGCGGTGAGTCCTGTTAATTCTTGCTCAACAAACTGACCACCGATTGCTTGAAATCTTACCTTAACAGTTTTATATCTTGGAATCTTCAAGAATAATCCAGGATAACTTAAACATCCTTCGCTGAATTCAGTATTCAATTCTTCAGAGCGTTCTATAATTTCTGGATTGAACATGGTCCAAATTTCTTTACCCATGTTCAACGCACAAACTCTAACATCCAAACCAACTTGATTGGCTGACAAGCCAAGACCTTGCAATCTTTCTAGACTCTCAGCCATAGAGAATGCAATGTATGATGCTTTATCTTTTGATTTTTCGTCATCAAAAACATATGGCTTTGTTGGCTGTCTCAAAATAGGATCATAAAAATCTACAAGTTTGTAAACTTCATAATCAACTAGATTGCCGTTGTATAACTTTACATTCTTTGACATGATTACACCACCTGCGAGAAGTTCTTAACCTTCGCGAATCGTATTGTATGTTTAAACTTATCAACCATCTGATCAGTCTTGTGTGTGATAACAAAAATATTTGCATCATCATTCATCATATATATTAACTTCATAAATTCTTCAGTACCATTAATGTCAAGAGAACCATCAAAGACCTCGTCGAAGATGAGCAGATTCGTATTGACACTGTTCTTTAATTTGGCGACCGACCTCCAGGTAAACAACAGTGCTAGATCAATACGTTTCTTTTCACCCTCTGAGAAGTTTTCATAACTGAAATCATCTCGGTGACGAGACTTGATGGTCTCCTTGAACTCCTCGTCAATATTAAAATTGACAAAGAAGTCCATCGCAGCCAAATACTTATTAACCAGTTTGTTTATAACTGGAACGTACTGCTTAATGATTTTCGACTTAATCCCGCCATCTTTAAGCAACTGCGCGACAATATCATAGTTTTGTGTTTGTTCAGATACTTCTTTTCGTTTATCGTTAAATCCTTGCAATGCATTGAGTAATGTTTTGCTTTGCGCCTTAAACTCATCGCTCATGGCTGGTTTATTTTCTATCTCGGCAATTTCATCCTCAAGTTTCTTAACATACTTTCTAATCTGGCTACGAGAAGTATTAATGCGGACAAGATCTTGTTCAAGAGTCTGAAGTTGCTTTTGCGTTGCTTTAATGTTATTGATTCGACGTAGAACGGCATCACTCTCTTCCTTTAGTTTTGTTAGACCTTCAGTTAGTTCTGTAATTTTACTGTTGCATGTATGTACTTTTTCTTCTTTGTTATTGATAGCCTGATCGCAGGTTGGACAAGTCGAATTTACAGAATAGAACTCGATGTCTTTCTCGAGTTTCTGAATATTCCCTTCGATCTTGGCTTCAAGGTTGTTTAGTTTTTGAAACTTCTTTGTTGTTGAATCTTCATCAGTTGTTTCGTTTACTAGATTGTCAATTTCAACTTCTTTTGATGTTGCATCGTTTTCAAGTTGCGAGAGTGATGCCGTATTCTCTACCACTTCTTGTTTCTTTGCATCTACTAGTTCTTTGGTATTTTTCTTTAGTTCGTCTAGATGTTTCTTGTGTAATTCGATTTTATCTTTTGTGTTATCAATCTGAATCTTGAGCTGCGCGGCTTCATCTTTAAGTGCGTGTATTTTACTTTTTACAATCACATTCATGGAACTAAAAATTTGGATATCAAGCAGATCTTCAATCACTGTTCTACGGTCCGCCGCTGACAACTGCATGAACGGAGTAAAGTTTGTTGATCCAAGAATGACAATCTGTGTGAATGATTTGTAGTTCATCTTAAGAATCAATTTTTCCAAATGATCCTGATAATCTTTTGCTTTGGCGTCTTGGTTTAATAAACTACCATCAACATAGATCTCAAAGACATTTGGCTTGATACCACGAATGACTTTATATTCTTTTTTGCCGATAGAAAACTCAACCTCAACAACACATTCTTTTTCGTTGACTGAGTTTACAAGTTGAGGTTTGTTAATATTACGGAATGGTTTACCGAACAATGAGAATGTGATGGCGTCAAGAAATGTTGACTTACCCGCACCATTCTCACCGACAATCAATGTCGTTGCATTTTCATTCAAAGGAATTTCCGTAAAGATATTTCCAGTTGATAGAAAATTTTTGTATCTTACTTTCTTAAAAAGAATCACGTTGTCTCCATAGACAATGCTTCATTGTACACATCACGCAAAACAGTTTTAATCTTATCTGATTCCACAGGTAAAGACAAGCCATCAACATACTTATTCAGGATTGTCATTGTGTCTTCTGCTTGATCGATATCAACCTCAACATTATCTGTGATCTCAGAAAAGTCTTCAACAACAGACACTTCGAGAGGATTTACTTTTGCGATTGAATCTAACAGAGTATCAAACAAGAAAGTATTATTGCGTTTCTCTACAACAATCTTCACAAACTTGTTATTTAAATTTGCATAATCGGCATTGACAATATCATTATAGAACAATTCATCATCGTTGTACTTAATCTTATGGAACATCTTCTCGGGATTTGGAATGAAAGTCAGTTCACGAGTTTCAGTGTCAAAAATATGAAACCCACGCTCATCATTATAATCAGCCCAAGTCATTTCGCCAGGAGTGCCAACGTATACGATACTGCCGCTGTTGCTCTTGTGATGAAAGTGACCAGAAAGGACAAGATCGTATTTGTTTAGAATGCTTGGGTCCATACCTTCATGACAGACATTTCCACGATCCATTTCAAAGCCAGCAAGTTCAAAGTGACCAAAGCAAACTTGATTTTGACTGCGCTTGATGAAGTCCATGATCTCAAGTTCATTATCTTTGCAGATCCATGGAATAATATCAACACCATCCCAAGCAGTTGGCTCATCATAAAGTTTGACATGATGAGCATAATCCCGTAAGAGCAAGTCTGGCGAGTTTACTTCGAGAGTATTCTTAAAAAAGATATCGTGGTTGCCAAGTAATACATGGCATTGAATATCATGCTTTACCAGTTGATCAAAAAAATAATTACGGCAAAGAGCAAGAGACTGAAAAGAGATATACTTCCGACGATCAAATAAGTCACCCAGTTGAAATGCGGTCCTAATTCCATGGTCCACCAAATACGGAAAAAATGTATTTAGATAGAAGTCTTTATAATGATTGTGGAACGCAATAGAGTCACCGCGCATTCCAAAATGGGTATCACCCAGGATTGCTATCTTCATCTACAAACTTCTCCAGCCCAACTTTCTTGGCTTTCTTATTCTTTCTTGAATTCTCATAGTTTACGATAAATTCAGAAATATTATCATACAACTCAAATTGTCTGAATGTTCCATCTTCAGTCTCATTCAGTTCAAATTCATCAAGAATGCCAGCAGTCTCAGTCGCCTTGTACTTAACGTATAACTGCTTCTTTTCCTTTTGAATGCGGCGTAAGAATGCATAATATACTATTTGAGTGAAATAGGCAAATGGATTGCTTGATTTCGCTGGATCAAAATTGTCAACATACATCACGCAGTTCTCAATTGCGTCAGCGACCATTTCGTCTCTAAAAGTATACGACAAGAAATTTGGCTTGTGCGAAAGATTCTCAGCGATCTTCATGAAGCATTCAGCAACATAGCGAGGAATCTGAGGCTTTGGGTTGCCTTGTCTCTTTGCTTTTCGAATTGCTGTGCGATATGCAGTCATTTCCTTGAGGAAATCCTTGTTATTAATATAGTGATTCTTTGCCATAATTAGTGTACTGGTTTGTCTTTCTTTGATTGTAATGCTTCCATAATGGAAACGACTTTGTCAACATTTTCTTGAGTTGTATCGAACCCTTTAGCCTTTTTCTTTTCTGGCGATTTTAGTTTAGTTTCATTGTTATAGAAATAATCGGCGACGTATTCGTATTGCTCAACGAAGTCTTCTTTTACTGGAGTTGCAAATAATACTTCTTCAGTGTAGAATTCAACTTCTCTAATTTTAATTACAGATTGAGGAAGATATTCTTGCATTGCTAAAATCTGACGACCTTCATCGAAAAGAGTTTCAATTTCAATTCGTAGCGGAAGTTCTACAACAATATATCCTTCTTCATAAGTCACATATCCAATGAGATCATCTGGGATTGATCGTAAGCGAACAAATTTAAGTTCGCCTCTAGGTTTATATTCTACTGGATCTTCTGACATTAATTTATCCTTACGTTATTCGTTGTGAAAGGAAATTTTTCTTCGCTGTAGATCTTCACTCGTTCCTCATAGTGCTTCAATGTGAAGTTTGTATAAGGACCATAACGCAAATCATCAGCGATATCGTAAAGTGTAGCAGCGTCTTTGTTTTCACCCAAACGCAGTACACGACCAATGGATTGAAGAGCGCGAATTTTACTCTTGGTTGGAGAGGAGAAGATAATATTATGTAGGTTACGGATATTCACACCTGTTGAGAATGTACCATAACTTGCCACAATGATCGCATCAGTTTCCTGTTCAGTGATATGTCTCACTGCTTCGCGATCTTCAGCCTCAACCCCACCATGAATAAAAAAGACTTTGCGATTGCCAGCCCTCTCTTGTATCCACTCGAATAATAGTTTACCGTGTTTTTCGACATAAGTAAATAAAACTAGTGTATTTCCATTAAGGTTAAGAGCAAGATCAGTAATGAATTTGTTTCTACCTTCATGTTGTGTCAGAAAGTGCATCTCATCAGGATAAGTAAATCCTTTGACAGTCTTACATACAATCTCAGGATACTTCAGCACAATACACTTGATACTAAAGTTAGCCAACTGCTTGCGTTCAATGAGTTCTTTTGTTGAGATAACTTTAAATGTTGGACCAAACAAACCCTCAAGAACTAACTTGTTTATCTTACTATCATCAAGTGTACCTGTTGTGCCAATACGCACATCACAGTTGATGAGTTTAGTCATGATAGAAGTTAGCGACTTGGCTTTGAAGGTATGCGCTTCGTCACCGATAATAAAATCAAACTGCGTGAAGTATTTCTTTGGCATGTCGTAGATACTTTGCCAAGTAGAGATAATCAAGTCAGTATCTGGTATTTTACTTTCGCCACCATAAATCTTTTGGCAGTATTTCTCAACATCCCATCCATTGAGAGATGAGTAATTCTTAAAGTCACTATGCATTTGAGTGACGAGATTGATCGTAGGAACAATTAGCAATCCACGCTTCTTACCTGTGTTCAACAGGTGGCGAATCATCATATAGATGATTAGCGATTTTCCTGACGCTGTTGGTGAAATGAGTACAGTTCTCTTCTTCGTAAGTCCGACGCTAGAAGCGAGCAACTGATAATCTCTCGGCTCCATTGGAAGTGATAGAGCAGTTGCAAGATTTTTTGTATCAATCGGGTGGACGTCTTTTTCTTCATCGAGGTATTCAAATCCATAATTGCTATCCTTGCAAAACTTTTTGATATACGGAACAAGACCAACATAGATCTGTTTGGTGTTTGTATTTAACAGACGAATCTTACCATCCCAGTATTTGTTTCGAAAGGCTGGTGAAAATTGATATCCTGGAGTTGTGAATGTAAAGAAATCAGACATCTCTCGAATGATGCCATCGTCAGCATGAACCTGAACATAAACATTACTGACTTTTTCAACCACAACGTGTTCAATCATCGAGCACCTTGGATAAACTTCTCCCAACCCATGTACTCTTTCAATTGCCATGTACGATTGTTAAGTTCTTTCATGACATTGGTGCAAAAATTTGCAGACTCTTCGTGATATGCTTTCTTGCGTTTGAGTTTGTTTAGATCATCATCGCCATCAAGGTAAACTTGCATATCTGATTTAAGAGTGAATCGAAATGGCTCCCAACCAAGTTTATCCAATTCATCTTGGTCTAACTTGCCACTGTAGTACATCCACTTGAGTTTCTTTAATTTGTCAAACTCAAGTGATGCTCGTTTGGCTGCAAGATTGTGCAGTGACAAATATTTGTTATACTTGTTGTGAATCAATGGAATACGCAAGATCTCTTTGCCAGGTTCCGTAGTGTCTACTTCGGAATCCTTTTCCCATTGCTGCATTAATTCTTCGAGAGGAGGTGTTTCTATCTTCATGACAATATCATATAACAATCAATTCAAAAAAACAAACTATTGTATAGTTGTTATTGCTTAAATTTACCAGTATAATACCTATGTCTGGTTTCGGCGGGATACTTTAAGTCTCTATATTCTCTCATAGTTATAATAAGAGAATCTAAACGTGGCGTCTGCCGTCATGATATTTTCTGCAGTGTCGCCAGTGCTAAATGTGATTGTTGAAAGACTTGTAGGAAACACATCAGCAAATTTAATTCTGAAACTTGGATTATTTTTGTTTGTAAAGAATGTCAATGACGCATCAGAATATACTGGTGGCTGTCTTGTAAGATTGCTTCTTGCAACGACTCCAGGTGATTGTCTTGATAAGTTCACATATTCTTCGAAGTTTGTTGGAAAAGTTAGTCCGCGAATCCAATCATGAATTTCAGTCCACGTTTCAAGATCTTCGTTGATCAAGAACGTTACATTGAATGTATCATAGATGAGTTTCTCTCCAGGATGATACAAATCAATAAATGGTGTTGGACGAACAATTTCTGTTAGTGATATTCCAGGAAAATTTGCAGATTGGCAAAAATAAGTCAATCCACGAAGACGCTCAAATGTAACTCTAAACTTTGTACTTTGTAATAAATTAATATTACTTGGATTTCGGTTTAATGCAGTCATGCGTCATTTCCTTGGTGAATAGAATTATTTATACAAAAAAAAGAGGGGGCTTTGCAGCCCCCTCTCCAGTTTTTTACCTTATTGTTTTTATACAGTCGGTAATAACTATTACTGGTTGATATTCTCAACCTGGAAGCGACGGTAGTACATATTCGTGTTGTTTGCGAGTACACCGAGACCTGCTCCTGTTGCGAATGGATTTGCAACGAGACCGTAACGAGTCTTGAATCCAACTTTTGGTTGGTAAGTCGTTGGGTCGATTGCGCGTACCATTTGTAGCGGAACGTATGGGCAGTAGAACAAGCCAGCATCATAAGGATTTGCACCCTTATAGCCAACAACAACGTAGTCTGTGCCAGTTACAGAATATGGGTCAACATAAACTTTGATACGACCGAATAGTGTACCAGCGAATGTGTTGCCTGTATCATCAACTGCTAGATTTGTGTTGTTTGACAATGCTGAGTTGTAGTCTAGAAGACCTGTCATTGCAAGAGCTGATGCAACATCCGTTGATAGGATGAGGATGTTACCCTTACCACGACGTGTGTCTTTAGCAATCTTATTAGCTGCTCTTTCAACAGCAAACAAAATTGACTTATACTTTTCAACTTGCCAGCGACCTGATGTGCCATTGTTTGCAGCATCGAGGTTTAGGTTCATTGTTGCTGTTGCAGCACTTACGATACCTACGTTTGAAGTTGCATAGATCGTACGAACAACTTCGCGGTTGATTTCTGCGAGAATTTCAGTTGACAAAATATTTGTCAATTCTGTTTCTGCGTCTAGACCGTGAATTGCCTTTAGATCTTGTGCAAGTTCTAGCGTGTAAGCTGCTTGCAAGCCACGTGACTTGGCTGTTACAGCAACGCGATCGATTTGGAAACCCATGTAAGCAAGGGTCTTGTCTTCGAAGTTTGCTGTTGAATCGCCTGTACCAGTGTTTGCAAGTTCATACTTGGCAATGTTTGCGCTCAATGTTGCAAGTGGAGCAGCTCCAGCGACACCAGCGAATCCAGTGTTTGCTTCATTGTAGAGTGCTTCGCCTGTAACGTATGTTGCGTTTGCGTATTGTGAACGCATTGCGAAAATCAAACCTGTTGGACCTGTCATTGGCTGAACGCCGCAGATGTCATAAGCCATTAGGTTTGGAAGTGCGCGGCGGACTAGACCAATTAGAACTGGGTCAAAGCCAGCAACAACTGCACCTGATGCAGATGCGAGACCGTTTACGCCAGCACCCATTGCGTTAGCAGGTGATGCTTCCCATAGGTTTTGCATTGAACGGGCTTCTTCTTGTAGAGCGCGCTCTTGATTTTCAAGAACGAGAGCAGTAACAGCACGCTTGTAGTTGTCTGTGATTGCTGGGAGTTCTGGGTGATCAAGAACTGGTGCCCACTTCTTTGCATATGTTTCGTTAATATACATGATAGTGTTTCCTCAGTTAAATTAAATTAGGCTTTTGGAGCCGTTTTTGATAGAGACTTAACATAATGTGCCATTAGACCATGAACTTGTGCTACTTCCTGGGTTTCTTCGGAAACCGTCGTTTCCTCAACAGCCTTAACCTCACTCATCACTTTATTGGCTGGGAAATAGTTCTCGCGAATTACTGCGAGCTTATTATTAAACTCACCCTCTGTGGTGAACTCCACGCCCTCTGCGAGCGATATCATTTTGCCGATTTGTACTTCGGTTAGACCTTCACAAATCTTGCGAATTGCTTCGTGCTTCTTTGCAGCATTTAGTTCTTCAGTCAAAGACTTAATCTTTGATGCTGCTTCTTCTTCAGTGGTTACTAGACTTTCTTCAAGTTCAACAACCTTAACTGCTAGTTCTTCTGCTACATCAACCTTCTCGTCTGGAATTTCGATGTAGTGCTCAGCGAATAGATTCTTTAGACCGCCGATGAAGTCATCAACGAGTTCTGCGCGAAGACCTGATTCAATAGCAACTTGATTATCTTCAACCCATTGTTCAACAACGTAGTTTAGATATTGATCAACTTGTTCTGATAGATCGTTCTTGATTGTTTCTACAGCTTCTGCGATAATTGTTTCGTTATCAGCAATAACATCTTCGACAATCTTTTCAACACGTGATTGAACAGCTGCTTCGAAAATTGTTGTTGCTTTTGTGCGGAATTCTTCTGATAGTGATTCACCATTGAAGAGAGCGTCGACATCTTCTACCATTGAGCCTTTGTGCTTGGCAACCATGTCCATCTTCATTTTCTTCTTGGCTTCAATTAGTTCTTCTTCAGAAATTTCATCAACTTCTTCAGTCGCTTCAGCTGAGATTTCTGCAGTTTCTTCTTCCGAAGACTCTTCTGCTACAACTTCAGCAGTCTCAGAAGTTTCTGTTTCTTCCATTGCCTGTGTTTTTGCAGTCTTTGCGTCGCCCTTTGCGGCTGGTTCTTCAACCTTTGCTACTGGAGCAGCAGCCTTTTTCCCAACTTCACCACCATCTGGGGTTTCAGCTGTTGCGCCACCGAGATCAACCATCTCGCCTTCTGGTTTCTGCATTGGATCCTTAGCAGCATTCATTGATGCTTTTAGAATTTCAGCAGCGGATTCTGATAATGTCTTTGCCATTGTAGTTAAACTCCTAAAGAAGTAATATTATTTATAAATTTTAAAGTTTTGACAAGAAGTTCGAGAAGACCTTCAATGCAACTTCATCTATTTGCTTTTGTTTTGCCGTTTTAATTTGCTCATAATAGGCATTGATGTCAACTTCTTTGACTTTGCCATTATCCCAAACCCACTCTTTACCTTCCATAATACCTTGAACAAAAGCACCTGGTGCGGATGGATCCGCTACAATATCAGCCGCTGTGGCTAGATAATAGTCGTCTTGAACCACATTGACACCGTTCACTTCTTTAAGTGAGCCCATGCCACGTGAAGATACACCAAGGGTTGCACCGCCTTCCATTAAGGACTTTGCGATTTTACCCATTGGGGTTTCAAGAATTTTTGCCTTACCAATCCATTGATTGCCTTCTTGCTTCAATGAAGTGATTAAATGTGATACGCGATCGAGATTAATCGATGGGGAATCTGGATGACCTAATTCACCGAATGCGCGATTTTTCTTAACGTATTCTTCGTTGTAACGACCAACTTCTTTTGCAAGAGTATCTGTCTTATACATACGACCGTTTTTGTTTTTTGTTTCAGCAACTAGAAACGGACCCTGAATGAAGAGAGATTTCACACCGTTCTTTTCTTCGGTGATGAGTTTTACTTCTTCAATTGTTTCTGTGATTAGTTTCATTTACTTTAGCCCCAATGATTTGCGTTTTATAAGTGAACGCTTTCTTTTTATTAAAGCACGAGCCAACTTGGCTTTTCTCTTTAATTTGCCTTTACGCTGCCCAAGTTTTCTACGACGACTTTCTGCTGGTGACATACGAATCAACTTACCACTACGAATAGTGTAGCCCTTTACTGCAGACACAACTTTTCTTCGCTGAACTTTACCACCACGTACTCTTGCACGAATGATCTTTTTACGACCCATTTTCTGGACGTTTGCTTCAGCAATGATTTCTCTTACAATTTGTGATACAATACTCATTTGCCACCAATCGTGTATTCAACTTTGCTTAATGCGAAATGTGCTGCCTTTTCGAATCCTTTTGGAGTCGTGAGCATATCAGCAAACTTCTTTTTATTTTCGTCATTCAATGCACCATGAACCATATGAATGGCTTTTGCCGCACCGTGACTAACTTTAAGTTTAGAACCATCAGCAAATTTCATATGCTTTGCTAATGCTTTTGGTTGCTCTTGTTGTGCATATGCTGCTACTTGCTCGAGGCTTTCCATGATCTCAGTTTCTTCTGCAGTGACGTTTGGAATCACTTCAGGCATTTGTCCTTGTTTATAAGGAACGCTGAATGTGATACCTAGTTTTTCGTGAACATACAATGCAACACGCTGCCCATCTGGGAAAATACGAACGCCCTTTCTTTTTAGAACAAGCATCATTGGCGGATCAATACTTTCGTTGATTGATTCTGAGATTTGTTCTTTATCTAAGATCTCAACACCGTTCATTAAATTTCTACGAACAGCTTGGAATGATTGTTGCGATCCAAGAACAGCACTTGATAATCCTGCATTGTATTTTGCAATCACATCTCTATGTGCTTTAGATAACTTTGCAACATCGCCAACCTTTTGTTGACGAATTAATGCAACTTTAAGTTGTGGCAATTCGTTGGACTGTAAAAGTCCAGCGCGCACCAAAGCAGAAATTTTCGCTGAATTATCCTTCAGCGGATTCGGTGTCGACGGCATCGGTGCTTCCGTCAACTTCGACTTCAGTTGTTTCAACTTCATTCGTTGGTTCTTCTGTGTTTAAAATTGTTGATGCAATTTCTACTTTTTTAACTTCAAGCGCATCAGTGACGCGCCCAGCAACTTCAGAATTAAATGCGGCAACAAGGGCTTCTTTATCTCCCATTAATGCAGCATTTACAATATCTAATGATGACATAATTTATCTCCAATTATTTAGTAATTTGTTGAAACACTGAATTAATGTCTGCTGGTGCTTCAACACCAGGAGCAGCATTAGTTGGTGCGCCAACATCAGCAATACCAGGAGCAGAAACGGCAGGAACAGCAGGTTCATCTGCTTGTTCTGCTGCAATTTCTTCTCCCATCTTTTCAACATCTTCCTCATTAAGATGAAGAACATGTTTCTTAACCCATGCTCTAGAGAAGTATGTGCCAACATATGGATCAACTTGATTGAGCAATTGAATTCGAGAAGTCATCAGATCGGCTTCTTTCAACTCAATGAAGTTATTATCCTTCAAGAAGTCGTAGTGAATCTTTTCTTTTAATTCTTCCCACTCATCAAGAGAGCAAATACCCTTAAGAGCAAGTTGACGCGAGAGCAATTCATCAAATAAAGTACTGAATTTTGAACGTAAACGATCAATAAACTTACTAAACTTCAACTCATCTCGTGTGATTTCTGTTGCACGACCCAAGGAAAATGTTGTTTGAGAATCCAAACGTGATGATGGAACGTTCAATGATTTGTACAATTTCTTTTCGAAGTAATTAACATCAGACAATTCACCAAGATTTTGACCCGCTGGGAGAGTTGTAATTTCTGTTGACTTACCTTCGCCACGACGTGGAATCCAGAAGTCTTCCATCATTGACATAAACTTACGATCGTCTTTAACTTCACCAGTAGAACTATCGTAAACAACCTTATTTCTAAATTTAGTCATAATATCACGAAGATATTGTTCTGCTTTAACCTTCGGCATGTTACCAACGTCAATATAGAACACACGACGTTCTGGTGCACGACTTAAACGATAGATAACAACAGCGTCCTCAACCATTCGGAGCTGGTTGAGGGGCTTTATCGCTTTGTGAAGGTGCGAAAGAACAGTACTTTTCTTTGGATCGAGTAATCCAGAATTAACATTGATGATTGCGTCTGTTGCAATCTTTAATCCAGAGTCGGGTGTGGCATTGCTTACCATGCTTTGACCTTGTGCCAAAGCCTTTTCGTTGTAGACGTAGTATTCTTGAATACCAGCGTTTACTTCGATCCCAGTTCTTGGATCTTTTTTCTTTACAGCAACACGAACTTTTTTGATTTTTCGTGGATCAAGATATAATAATTCTTGAATACCAAGTCTTGGTTGCTTTTCGTCGATTAATACTTGATAGAATAGACGACCATCAATGTACCAATTACGAAAAATGTCAGAACCAGAGTTTGAAAAATCAAGCATGCGAAGAACATTATCAAATTCATCGCGAATCATGTCTTTAACATTGTCTGGTTGGTCAAGATCGTCTAATAGTATTGTGACGCTACGACCAGCATTGTCGTGCACAATTGATTCGTTAACGATGTCATCAACTGCAGCTTCGAGTTCTGGCTGCATAGCCATCTCTCGATAACGAGTGATTAAGTCATTTTCATTTTTAACGGATGCTTCTAGATCAAGATAAGTTCCAAAAAATCCACCAGAAACATTGATTGCACCGTCATCTAAAACAGGTGCAGCAATAGGAGCCTGGATCGAGACTGTTTCAGGCTTCTTTCTTAAGATTTCAAAACCGAAAAGATTAATTGCCATTAATTAACTCCATAATATAGAACAAGTTCAAGATTAAACCACGTTTTCGGCGACTGCTTCCCACCATTGATATGCAAAAGTCACTGAATATTCTTCGATAGCATCATTGTTGCCCCAATCTAGATCGATTGGTGCGAGATCATTTGGGAACAGACCGATAAACTTGTAGGTCTTAATTACCTTTCCTGTTTTACCATAGTGACGGACATAAGCATCCGTACCATAGGAAATTGGAGTTGCAGCAGAGGAACTACGAGTATTGAAACGATGTGAATTAACGCCATTCATCCAACGCTCAAGTGCATTGCGCACAGTAAAATCTTCATCGTTTAGAATATTAATAGTCCAATCAGCAAATGTTCTATTGCCAACGAACTTAACTTCACGACCGAAGTATTGAACTGGAACAACACCAACCGTTGATCCAGGAATCTGCGCTGTTTTACACATGAAGCGTAATTTACGAGCTGCATTTCCTGGCAACGAGAAGGATGGAAACGTCATTTCGACTTCAAACAGATTGGCTCTTGCGCCATCAAACTGCATTTGTGAACGAAATTCAGATACATTAAAAGCCATTGTATTCTCCTGACTTTATCTTAATCTATTTATTAGAAGCGTCCAACGATTTCGTCGAAGGCGACGCCACTGCGAACAGCGACGAAGTTCAACTGAATGAAGTTTACACTTCTTGCTGGCTTAATGTAGATGTCACCAACAAACTCATTACGGTCAATGACTGCTGGAGTATTGTTAGTTTCGTCACAAACTACGCGGAAGTCGTAAACACCACGACGACCCTGTACATCGCGCAAGAATGGTTCAACTAGAGCGACGAATTGTGAGCGTGTAAATTCATCATTGAACTCAAAGAGGCTTGATCTTGCAGCTGCAGAGATTGCCTTTTCTAGAACGATGAATAAACGGCGAACATTGATACGATCAAAGGCAGATGGGCGACCTTGCATTGTCTTGTCACCAAAGAGAACAGTGCCTTCTCCTGGGAACGAAACAACTGGGTTTACACCAGCCTTGTAAAGTAGATCGCGTTCTGCTTGAGTTGGATTGAATGACAACTTAACAAGATTGCGGATCTGACCACGATTTAATCCAGCTGGTGAGAACCATGGATCGCGTTGTAGATCTGTGCGGACACAGAGACCAGCAACATCTGCATTTAGAGGGATCCAACGATACACATCATTGTATTTGTCGTATTGATACTTCCAACCGCTATCCATTACACCGTAAGATGTATCAAGCAATCCAGAACCATTGCGGAAGTTGACAACATCTGTGCTCTTCGCAGTTGATGTTACAGAATTTGCATATGGTGGTGAGATAAATGCTACAGCATCTTTTCTACCATCAGCAACATTAAGATACTTGTTAGCAATTAATGTTGTGCTGATTGAAGAATTTGAAGATATACCGCAGTCGCCAGCAAACAATAGAGAAACATCGATTTTTTCTTTATTCGTAAAAAGATCGATCATATTAATAAAGTCTGCTTGACTTGGAACACCATCAGTACCATTTACAAATGAGTAGTTTGCGATAACTGGTGAGTGTAGCGGAGTTCCTGTTGCAGAAGCTGCTGCGACAGTTTGTCCCCAAACATTTGCAGCATTGCTTCCTGGAGCATGTCCGAGCCAGTGAATCCATTTTGAGTTACGATATAGAACTTCTTTATAGTAAATGCTCGAGCCATCGTCGCCTTTAGCATCAGAACATTTTGAGAGGTTCGAGAAGCGTTCTAGAACTGTATTTGCAGTTCCTGTGATAACGCCGTCCTCATCCACAACAATGATGTGCATTTCATCTTTAAGCGTTGAATTGTTTGTTTTTGCAACAACAAAGTTTGAAGTATTTGGAGCACTATCAAAGTATGGAGCAAATAACCAGCTATCAAACGTTGCTTCTGATGAACAAACTGAAACTCTTAAAGAGTTACCAAGAGCACCAGGATAACGAGCGCAGAATGCAACATTAGCATTTGCGCCAGTATAGTTATTGAGGAAGTATTCCTCATCGTTCATCACAGTAATATTGTGTGATGAATTTGATGTTGCGTTGTTTGATTTATCTGTCGTTGCACTACACACACGAACTACGCGCAGATCGTTTCCATATGATAGGAAGTTTGTAGCAGATAAAAACGATGCAGCCGTATTTGAATCTGGAGCGAAAAACTTTTGTACAAGGTCTGATTCGCTTGAGACCTGAATAACAGTATTTGCTGGACCCCAACGAAAGAAACCAACCGTAGCACCAGTTGATGTGCCGACTGAGGGAACTGCTGTAGTTAAATCAATTTCAGAAGTATTGACTCCTGGAGAGACTAAGAATGCCATGTTTTCGCTCCTGTAAATGGAGATTTAAGAATCTTACTGGTTATTTAGTATTTCGGGGGTTTTAACGCTGCACAACATTCCAAATTGTCCCACCAGAAACAAACTGCTCTTCGCCTTGATCAACTTCCTCATGTCCAGCAAGGAAACTAGGAAGTTGCTCTTCTTCGATCTGTTTCATTTGTTCTTCGTGGAGTTTTGCTCGAACGTCAGTATTGGTAAGATCCGCAAAAAATTGTTGGTTTGTCATCCAAGAGAATAGAACAAGAGTCATAACGAGGTCGTCGTGTGATCCTTCTTCAGATTCATAACTAGTTCCTTTGGCGACAAAGGTCGAAAGTTCTGAAATTGTATCAAAATCTTGGATAATTAATTTTTGACCTTCGATTAGATTCTTCATGAGGGAGCACCCGAGCCTTTTCACAGACTTGGTGGTTCGAATCCCCCTATAAGACTTATTTCCATAACCCCAAGTGATTGAAACTTTACCTTTAATATCGACTGTGGAAAGAATATTTTCGTATTCGTAATCTTCGAAAAGAGAATCGACAATTTGCTGACCATTATCGTTAATTTCTACAAGAACATATGCCTGATTATAGTAATCGCCAATTCGTTTGATGACTGATGGATATACAAGAGGGCTGATATTGTTATCTTTATAGGTACAAACTTGTCGGTAGGGTAATTCGGTTACATCGATAACACTAAATGCTGAATAGTCGAGACCCTTTCCTCTGGAAGTATCTGCAACAATCACATAGTTTCGGTTTTTCTCTGGAGCCTTGTATATCTTAATTCCATTTTCTGATAAATGAATTGGTGTGACAAAAGCGAGAGACTTTAATGCAGGAGCTGAAAGCAGCGTTCCAGCAGATCCCATAAACTCGCATTCCATTTCCTGTAAGAACTTCTCATCTCCAAGAACTCGACGCTGTTCATCAGCCCATTTCTGATCACGACCAGGAACCTGACGCCAATTAGCCTCAACGAATTTAAATCCGTTTTGATTCTCCGTCGCTTCAGTCCACATTCTATAAAAGTGATTCATACCATTTGGCGTTGAAGAAATTAAAATCTTCGAAGTTGTACCAGAAGAAATCGTAGGATAAACTGATGTGAAAAATTCTTCGGCGATATTTGTAGGCACGAATGCAAACTCGTCGAGATATAGAAGAGAGATAGAGAAACCACGGATCGCACTTGATGCAGTGGAGTTAGCGAGCACACGGCATCCGTTTTCTAATTCAATGTCGCCTTTGTTCCAAACTTTAACGCCCTGCTGAATCCACATTGGCAATGCTTCATATGCTAGTTTAATACGAGCAAGAATTTCTCTTGATGTACTGGCTTTGTTTGCAAGAATCGCGACTGTTTTGTCTTGATTGAAAAGAATATACCAAAGAATATAACCAACAATGATTGTGGTCTTACCAACCTGACGACCAGCTTTTACGATCACGCGACGATTATTATTAATATCGTTGACAACATCTTTTTGAAATGGATAAAGTTCAATTTGAATAAATCCTTTATCAAGAGTGATGATCTTGACATAGTTTTCAATAAAATATTCTGGGCTCTGTGCGCATTTAACATATTCTCTGACCTGATCTTCGGTCAGATTCATTGCCATGTTTACTCGCTTCAGCTTGGGGTTGCCAAGATAATGCTTTAGTTTAGCCGCTATTTGATTCATTTTTTAATTGTCTCAACAACTCAGCAGTGCTTCCTACAAATACTGCTTTGTCGACATTAATATTAGTTGGTCCTGTCAACTCGTCTTTTGGTCTTAATTCTTGTTGTTGTTTTTGAAGAATCATAAGTTTCTCTGTGACATCAGAGAGATTCTTAATCATATTTGCAGCAACTTCATATGCTCTTGGGTGCTGCGATTCTTTAGCAACTTCTAGTATACCTTCAAGAGCTTCGTTACCCTTTTCAATCAAATTATAATAATTTGAACGCGAGTACTCTGCATCAGGATTTTCACCATTATCTTGATGAATGGTGATTGGCTTATCATCATCTCTCACAGCAGGAATATAATCTGTGTTCAAGATGTTAGATAAATTTTCGTCAACTTTACTCATGTTATATTTGGGAATATCTCTATTTGCTCATCAAAACCAAATGCAGTATTAGCATTTGCAGTAATTGGCGATGGAAGAATACTCAAATTGACCAATTGATTATCGATCACTGAATCAAATGATTGTATCGTAAATGATGAATTTGATATTGCACCAACCAGTTTATTATTTGTTGTGAATGTGCCAGAAATATCTGTAACATAAATTTGATTTGCAACGTTATTCCAAGAGGAAACAAATCCACTTGCATTTGCAGAACTTAAATTTCTACCAACATAAACAAGCTCGCCAATTTTGTAATCTCCAAACCCTGAAGTTAAATTGAGAACTTTTGCACCGCTTTGCAGAACTTCGCTGTCAAATGTGTTTGCAACAGACTTACGAATCACCTTAACAGAATCATTGATAAACCCATAGAGCCATCCCTGAACTGTAAATGTTAAAGTCCATGTCATCACCCTTGTTTCTTCAGCAGAGCCTGTTGCAGCGATATCGTATGATAATCCTTCTAACACAATCGGAACATCAACTTTGTCACCTTGAATACCAGTCAGATTCATTGAAATTGTGTGGTCTGGTGCAAAATATGGTAGAATTTGTTCAATCAGTTGCGTGCCATCTTCGACATTTCGAACATATAAAACAAGATCAAATGAAAAGTTGTATGGAGTTGATGTAATTGTTGTTATACTGTTGCCATCTTTTCCAGGAGAAAATTGCGGATTAAAATTAGTAATCTTGCGTAATGGATCATAATTGATTGCAGTCATTTCAAATGACATGCGTGGCAGTTGAATCTGCACAGAACGATCTAATCCAGGATCTTGAGTGATGCGAACATAAAACTTTTCTTTATTAGCATACGACAATGGAACTGTGATTCGCTCAATCTCAGTTTGACCATCTTTTGTGTATCTGTATAACTTCAGATCATTGAACATTGTGCCAAAGCCCACAACGATCTTACGAATGATTCTATGATAGAAATGTCTAGATGACAGCATTATGGCTCACCGAATGGATTTGTTTCGCTGAAGTCTAGAATATTATCAGCTTCTGTTTCAATTCTAAAGTTATCATCATAATCCGATGCAGCATCATCTTGAATATTTGAACTGGTTAGAGTCCAAATAGCATTACTGGTGTTTCCCTTTATACTTGATCCTGCAGTGAATTCTCCACGAATATTTCGTAAGCGTAGAGTTCTTGTTGGGTTATTCCAAGAAGAAACATATCCTCTTGCTATTGAATTTGCAAGTGTTGTTCCTTGATAGACAATTTCATGTTGGGTGAATGTTCCAGTTCCACCAGCAGTTAAAATATAATCAATTGACACAGCTTGTTTGATTGCCAAATCATCAATCTCACTCACGCCAGTGGCAATCAATTCACCATTATATTTGAAAGTCTCTAGAGACAATCCAAACATATACGGTGCTTTTTTTCCTGCTTGGAAAAAATTCTTTTCTTCTTCAACAAATCTAACTTCAAGGAGTTTTTGTTGCACTGGAAGATAAACGAGGTCGCCTTCTTTTGGAAGATTTCTTTCTCCCTTGACATATTTCTCAAATGTACGACGAGCAACACATACTTTGGCATCTTTTTGAATTTCAAGACCAAACTTGGAAAAAAATTCTTGATTGCCAGTAAAATCATTAGCAGTCTCAAGATACATATCAATCTTATATGCTCTTGTAAACGATTTCACAGGATCGTCGCCAAACAATTCATCTAGCGAAGATTGTGAGTCTCGTGGAATGTAATAGATGTCAATTCCATGATTTTTAATAGACTCAATAATCAAATCTTCAACAAGAAACTGTTCGCGCGTCGCGCCTTGATTATTAAAGTAAACACTAGTTGCCATTTAGCCCACCATCATTCCTGGTGGTTCTTCGTAAACATCGCGAAGTTTTTCCTCTAGTTCCTTGATTTCGGCAACAGCTTCATCAAATACTTGTTGTCCATTTACAATTAACCCACCTGGGAGAGTATAATTACCATATTTCTTTAGGTTTGCGCCCCATTGTCTCTTAAACAATTGGGTGGTATATTCTTTCACCCATGAGTCGTTGAAGACCTTTTCGAAAGTTTCTTCGTCGACAACTCGATGTGCTTCAAATAGAATATAGTCACCTGCATCTAACTTACCTTCCCAACTTTGCCACAAATATAATCTATTTGTTTTCTTATTGTAGGAATATGGAGTTTCGCCCGTTATAATCATATCAAGCATTGACAGATGTTCACGAGCAATAACATAATAGGTGTAAGATGACGATGTTAAATTGTAAAAGTCATTTAACCGTAACTGGTAATTAATATCAAAAATGTTAAAACCAGAAGTATTTGTAGAGCTGACTGTATCACCAGTCATTGGAAATACTCTGGAGATTCCGATAATATTATCGCAGAGACGAACATATTTGTTTAAAATATCAGCATTTGTGACTTTATGGGCTAGATAAACCCTTTCTGTACCATCAAAATGGTAGTTTTGAAACATTTGCAATGCATCGTCGATGCGATCATCTAATTGATCTTCGTCGACGTTGATGTCAATTACAGGAAAGCCAAGATTGCGTAAGCAAAAATCTTTTAATTCTGTTTTATTTGTAGGTTTCGCCATTTAGAACCTCTCGTGTAGTTCTATATTTAGTTATTCGATAAGACTACCATCTCGAGAATTATAAACTCGATTTGGGTCCATATGCGCAAATTGTTCCCAGTTTGGTTCTCCTGGCTCGAGCCGTTTACCAACGGTCTCTTCGCCGATATGAAAGATTAGATTCTCACCATTTGATCCTTTTAGAGTCGCAGAATACATCTTATGGAAGAAATCTAGATAAACCATGATCATTCCTTCGTTCACGTTGAATTTCCAATACTCTCTAAACGAATATTCGATTATATTTTTACGATATAATGAAAATATGATTGGGAACGTTTTTACATTCTTGCTATAGTAATAGTTTCCAATTTTAACGTCAGTCAGATCAGTGGCAGATTCTGTTTCGTGAAAATACCATGGCTGACGTTGGAGAACGACTGAAGCCATCTTTTCATCTGATTCTAGAACCGTGATTAAATCGTCAATCCGAATGGGACTCGTTAATAGTACGTCGTCCTCCTGATGCAAAATATAATCATAGTCTTGCGTTTTGAGCCAATCGAAGAACGCACTCCAATTGACAGAAAGCCCCAAGTTAGTTTCGTTGAATCTTACATTAAATCCATAAACCTTTGCGATTAAATCAAATATGGCAATATTTCTATTTCTTGGATAATCGTCTATGATTAGTTTATCGACGATATGATTGCCATAGTCTAGATTCTTTAAAGACTCTAGAGTTGGCATCAAATATTTGATTCGATTTGTAGAAAATACTACATGTAAGATCTTCATCAGTATTCCGTATTAAAGAAGAACGTTTGGAACAATCGACCATTTTCTAGATTGTTTCCGAAATAATCTAACGAAGCATGATATAAATTGCCACGATAAAGAACAATACGATTATATTTGTTGGCAACATAGTCTGCCTTTTCCCATTTTGTATAATCATATCCGTCAAGATATGGCGCGTTGTTATCAGCTCGCTCATATTCTTTCGTTTCTTTCCATCGATACAAAGCAGTTCCCGATGAGAGCGGTGCATCTGGAGTCAGGTAGCAAACAGCAGCCCAAGTGTTGAAACTATCAGCATGAATCCACGTGCGATCTTTTGCAGTACAAATTTGAAATGCGCCAGTGTATCCAGAATCTTCGAACCAATTAGTAATTCGACCACCTGCATTTTGTATGATGTATTGAATCGAATTCTTTAGATCATCAGGAAGCCATGGCTTTGTTCGAACTCCAGGATAATTTCCAGAGACTTCGAAGGGCTGCGACAAAGCATATGCTCTTACTTGGTCGGGGTTTTGATAGAAGTCGTCAACAATTATTAATGTTGTTTTCATAATTCACCTTAATAATACATGTATCTGCCAGAAGTTCCATCCCAGCCTGACACAATCCAATCTGTCTCTATAACGTTTGATTCATATGGTCTTGTAAAATAATATGAAAGAGTTTCAATATCATAATGGCTCATTGATGGTTGGTCAAGTAAATGAACAGTCGCATCATTTATGTCTATCATTGAATTTAATTGGCTCGAACCAAATCCATACAACACGGTGCAGTACTGATGCAAACGATTATTGTTCTGGTGTGATCTTCTATCAACAAAATCATATCTCCAAGAATCATTCCACTCAAACGAAAGAGGCTTTTTAAAAAAGATCTTGTCTTGATTTTCTTCTGTAAAGAGGTCATCTTTTAAATTATAATAAAAATATCGACCAGTTGCTTTAAGAATAAAATCATATCTCAATAGATTAGATTTATGATATTTGTAAAATGTGTTTAATAACAAAGATTCACATAGACTCTTATTTGGATGCGTGTTCACAATCTCATGCGCTTCTGGCGATATTTCCTTCAGCTGAACAAATTGCAAATTTTTGTGATACGAAAGATTGAGTCTGTATTCTTTCACATCATCAGACGAATCAACGATAATGATCTTTGCATCAGGTAATGCATTTTGTAATGAGTTGACAGTGAATATTGTTTGTCTGAATCTTTCGTCTGCGTCGAATTTAGATCGAGTTTCACTATATGTGAAACGACCTTGTCTTGGATTTATTGATGATCCAACAACAACTACTTTATTCATAAAATTGATTCTTAATTACTTTATTCAAATATTGCTTATGTTTTATGTGAACAATTTCGTCAGAGAAATTTAATCCCCATGCTCGACAATCACACGAGTCTATTTTATCTATAGAATCCATAGCAGTCAATAATGATTTAAAATCTCTGACGCGATATCCTGTTTTTCCTTCGAGAACAGTTTCAGTAAACCCGCCCCAATCAGTTGTGATTGATGGTGTGCCAGATAAATTTGCTTCGATGACCATATTACCGAATGGCTCAACATAATGCGTTAATCCGATTAAACACTTTGCCTTACGCATCAATTCTTTTCGCTGTTCAGCATTTGCAATACCGAACATTTCAACATGATCTGGAGTTTTGCTGTACCCTAAACTCTGTAATGATCCAGGACCAGCAATAATAAGTTTTTTGCCTAACCTTTCTGTTGCTTGAATTGCAAGATGAACACCCTTCTCTTCAACAACTCTACCAAAATATAAGAAATAATCTTCTTTTTGTTCGCAATATTCAAATTCATTAACTGTAAATGGGTTTGGAATTACATCATCGAACCATGAGGGGTTCATGAGCATTCCTCTTTCACCATAGAACATATGCATATTTGCGTAAGAAGTAAACACGCGATATGGTGCAAATATTCCATTGGCTCTATATCCAATAGAAGGTTCAACTGCTTTGCAATTTGGATTCATTTCGCAAGCAAGTTGGTTATCAACTCCAAAAAAACAAGCAATTATATCCCCATCACTTGCTCTCTTGCGAATTTCTTCGCCAGCAAGTTCATTGAATCGCTTTATTTCTGTTGGTGTTGTTGGAATATCAACATGCTCACAGTCAACCTGTGCACCAGGAATTCCATAGTGCACCATTTCAAAGTGCTGAGACAAATGTTTGATATACTTGAACCCATGAACCGCAAATGGATCGACGCGGTTCATGAGTCCAGTTGGCGTTCTGGGATTTACCAATACATGGATTTTCATAACAAACTCAAAAAGTAATTACAGAATTATTTAGCATCCTTCATCGTCAAAGTTCCCCAGTATGTCGTACCACCATCATAGGTGATAAACGTCCACAAGTCGCGAGCATTTGCTGCTGTTGTTGCAGGAGGAGTTGAACCACCAGCCCAATAAATTGTATTGGAGAATGTTGGGTTCTTTCCACCTGTACCATCTTGCAATAACAAGAGCGAGAACATCTGACCAGTGCCTGATGATGGTGCATTTGTGAAGGTGAACGCAACGTTTGCAGTCAGCACATGGCGGAAATAATTTGAATCCGCAAGATTTACAGTATTTGCACCATTGGTGTTTGTGTTCGCAACAATAAAGTCTTTGACTGCTTGCAACGTTCCACCAATACCAGGACCAGTTGGACCTTGTGGACCAGTAACACCCTGCGGACCTTGCGGACCAGTGTTACCCTGTGGACCTTGTGGTCCTTGTGGACCCTGTGGACCTGTGACGCCTTGTGGACCTTGCGGACCCTGTGGACCCTGTGGTCCTTGTGGACCAAACACACCTTGTGGTCCTTGTGGACCAGTGACGCCTTGTGGACCTTCTGGTCCTTGTGGACCTTGTGGACCAACAACACCCTGTGGTCCTTGTGGACCTTGTGGACCAGTAACACCAGTTGGACCCTGTGGTCCTTGTGGACCAGCATCGCCTTTATCACCAGTACGAACAAATGTTATAATGACGTTTGTGCTATTTGGGAAATTTGATCCAGTTAGCGTTGAGTTCAATCCTGCAACAGGAACAACGAACCAGTCAGTAACATGAAGATGAGTACCGTTAATATTGAAGAATGTGTATTCTAGAACATTTGCAGAATTTGCAATCTTGAACGTGCCTTTGATTGTCGACGTCGAGTCATCAATTGTGTTTAGATAATTGAACACGTTTCCGCTTAAACGATCGATATAATCAATATACATCTCAGTTGCAGATAGCAATGTTGTATTGTTAAACTTAACAAAGCCAGCCGTTGGATCAGTATTTGCTGTATTGGTGTTGAACACATATTCGAATGTTGCACCACCAAAGTCACCAGTGTCACCCTTAACACCCTGCGGACCTTGTGGACCTTGTGGACCTTGCGGACCAACGACACCTTGTGGACCCTGTGGTCCTTGCGGACCCTGTGGACCCTGTGGACCAAACACACCTTGTGGACCTTGTGGACCAGTGACACCTTGCGGACCTTCTGGTCCTTGTGGACCTTGTGGACCAAATACGCCCTGTGGTCCTTGTGGACCAGTGACGCCTTGTGGACCTTGTGGACCAACAATTAATCCTGCATCAGTCCAAGAAGAACCATTCCAAACATATAGGTGACTATCTGCAGTTACGATATATGCATCACCAACATTTCCACTTCCAGGAAGATTTCCAACAGTCGCAACACTGCCAAGAATTGTTAATCCTGCACCAGTGGCACCAGTTGGACCCTGTGGACCTTGTGGACCAGTGACACCTTGTGGACCTTGTGGACCCGTATCACCAGTAGAACCAATCGGACCTTGCACACCTTGTGGACCTTGCGGACCTTGTGGACCTTGTGGACCAGTGGTACCAATAACACCCTGCGGACCTTGTGGACCCTGTGGACCCTGTGGACCTTGAGGACCAACTGGACCAACATCACTGACAACAATTGTACCAGACATTGAAGAATGGTTTTGGCACACATAATACAATGTGCTTGGTGCATTATATGGAACCGCAAATGTTACAGTACCAACATCGTCACCATTATTTGTCACACCACTACTGTAAACATTTCCAGCACTGTATGGCGCAGGAACTGTTTGGATCCAGAAAGGGTGTCCAGATGCATTTACAAAGAATTCATATGTGAATCCGCGCATCAAATACAATGTAGGATCATTTGCGCCATCAATCACATAATCACTGGCACCACTATTCGTTACAGTGTAATTTCTTGCGCCAGTGACACCTTGTGGACCTTGTGGACCAACTGCGCCAGATGGACCTTGTGGACCAGTATCACCAGTCACACCAGTTAATCCTTGCGCACCTTGTGGACCTTGTGGTCCTTGTGGTCCAAATACACCCTGTGGTCCTTGTGGTCCTTGTGGTCCTTGCGGACCAGCAGAACCTTGTGGACCAGTTGGACCTTGTGGTCCAAAGTCACCTTGAATACCCTGACTTCCTTGTACACCCTGTGGACCTTGTGGTCCTTGTGGACCAGCAGAACCCTTATCACCAGTTCTTACAAATGTGATAATGATTTGTTCATTATTATCAAACGAAGGAGCATTGCCTGTGATATATGTGCAATTGACTTCGAAGTAAGTTGTTTGGTCTGTTAGACTATTAATTGCAAATGTCACAAAATCGTTATGATTTGTTCTATTTGTAATTATGAAGTGACCCTTAATAGTTGATGATGAGTCATCAATAGAAGCCAAGAAATTGTAGATATTCGTGCCACCATCTTCACTGTAATCAATGTACAAACGATCAGCAAGAGTTGTATTTGAATTGTTCAGTCTGAGCAATCCATTTCCTGGATCTGAATTTGTTGTTGAATTGCTGAACAAATATTCGAATGTCGTACCACCATGAATACCTTGAGCACCTTGTGGACCTTGTGGACCAGTGTCACCAGCGACACCTTGAGTACCTTGAGCACCTTGTGGACCTTGTGGTCCTTGAGGACCAGTGACACCTTGTGGACCTTGTGGTCCTTGTGGTCCTTGAGGACCAGTGACACCTTGTGGACCTTGTGGTCCTTGTGGTCCTGGACCACCTTCTAAACCAATTGGACCAGGCTCACCTTGTGGACCTTGTGGACCTTGTGGTCCAGCAGCACCCTGTGGACCTTGTGGACCGCCAGATGGACCAGTTGGACCCGCTGGACCTTGTGGTCCAGTGTCACCCTTGTCACCAGTTCTTGCAAATGTAATTAATACATCTTCGAAATTGCTGAAACTTGCAGCGCTGCCGCTCACATAACTGCAATTGACTTGGTAATATCCAGTTTTGTCAGTAAGACTGTTAATTGTAAACAGTGCAAAGTCTGCTGTGTTTGCTTTATTGCTGACTTTAAAGTGACCTTTGACTAAACTTGTTGAGTCGTCAATTGTTGCAAGGAATGTTTGAATATTAGTTCCATTGTCATCAACATAATCAATATACAAACGATCTGCAAGACTTGTTGCTGCATTATTGAACTTGAGTGTTCCTTGTCCTGGATCAGAATCAGCAACATTGGTGCTAAAAGTAAAGTCAAAAGATGCACCACCAAAAGAACCTTCAGGACCAACAGGACCAGTTGGACCTTGTGGACCTTGTGGACCAGGAACATTTGAAACGCCAGATGGTCCTTGTGGACCCTGTGGACCTGTTGAACCTGTTGAACCCGCAACACCTTGTGGTCCTTGTGGACCTTGCGGACCAGCATTACCTTGAACACCTTGTGGACCTTGTGGACCTTGCGGACCAACAACACCCTGTGGACCTTCTGGTCCTTGTGGACCTTGTGGACCAACAACGCCCTGTGGACCCTGTGGACCTTGCGGACCTGCTGCGCCAGATGGACCTTGTGGTCCAGTTGATCCTGTAGCACCTTGTGGACCTTGCGGACCAGCATTACCTTGAGCACCTTGCGGACCAGTTGGACCTTGTGCACCAGTTACGCCTTGTGAACCTTGTGGACCCTGTGGACCTGCTGCACCAGATGGTCCTTGTGGACCTTGTGCGCCAGTTACACCTTGTGGACCTTGTGGTCCAGTTGATCCTGTGGCACCTTGTGGACCCTGTGGTCCAGTGGAACCAGTAACACCTTGTGGACCTTGTGGTCCAGTGGAACCAGTAGCGCCCTGTGGACCTTGTGGTCCAGTAGAGCCTTGTGGTCCTTGAGGACCAACTGAACCAGTAGCACCTTGTGGTCCTTGTGGACCAGTAGAACCTGTCGCGCCTTGTGGACCTTGTGGTCCTTGTGGACCAGCAGCACCCTGTGGACCTTGTGGACCACCAGATGGACCAGATGGACCTTGTGGACCTGTTGGACCAGCAGCACCCTGCGGACCCTGTGGACCAGCGCTGCCTCTTAATGTAGATACGCGAACTGTAGTCATTTCGTTACCTGTGGATTAACTGTAATAATGCCTTCAACTAGGCGCGAGGTTGAATTTGCTGCATCTTTTGACTTAACATCAAATAGATAACGACCCGCCTTAATATTTGCAGTTGTAGCGGAATTCATAGAAAATATGACATTCCCGCCGACGGCATTTGCGACTGCAACATTTAGATTTGCAGTCGCAGAAGAAGAATAGTATGATTTACGAATTGATGAAGTGAAGGAATACCCTGTCACGTTTATTGGGGTTCCATCGTCGGTTGTGAGGTCGAGATCGAAACTGAAATCCGTTCCCTGATCAATATCTAATTCTACAAATTGCGCCATTTAGGAATTCCTATTTTATATGGTTATTTATAAAATTCTAAATCGGCTATCCAGCAATTTGTAATAGCGTTAATCTAAGCGATCGGGTATCTCCCAATCGTTAATTACACCTGGATATGGCTGTAAACTTCTAGAGATTGCTCGATGCTCGAGTTTTCTATTTATGTAATCTACCCCAGTGACTCTTCGGTATTTCTCCAACTGTTCTTCAGTTAGAGAGTAGATATAATCGCTAATTTCTTTAACTGAAATATCTTGTCTTATTTTTATCCTAGATTCAGATATAATTGGACTATTTGTTTGTTTCGACTCATGAGTCGCTGATCGAAGATAATGATAAACTTTAATCTTTCGCTGATGATAAATTTTATAATCAGCAAGTATTGAAGAAATGACTAAAATTTGTTCTTCACCTTCGAAGAATACTCTGGTGTTATATCCAACTTCTCGAATCCATTTTGTTGGAGCAAAGAAGTTTCCAGCGCAAATGTGAATTGCTGGTTTTGCGATTTTTGGCGACTCAACCCATGCACCATGAGCATGTAGTCTTAAATTCTTATCAAATTGAAAATATCCGAGATTGACGGAGATGTCCTCGGATAAAGTGTGTTTTGTGATCTTGTCACCTTCTAGATCATAGTTTTTTGTTCCGCATGTTAATAGAATTTTATCTATCTTTTCTATATCACAAACATGATAATAGTCTAGAATCAAATAATGATCCCATCCCTTATCAAATAACATATGAGAATCGATCTGATACTGAAATTCTTCATCAGTGACTTGCATGGCGTTTATTCCACGCGCCCACATAACACCATCTGAGAACTCAGGTTCGATTCTTTTATATTTTACTTGAGGGTGATTTACAAGATCAGGAGCCTTTTTAACCAGGCTGTCTTCAAGTTTTGTTTGCTCAAAGACGCCATAGGTTATGGCATTTCTACCAGACTCATTTTCCATCAAACTTCTTAATGTTGGTTCAAGAAGTCGATCTCTATAAGAACATACGTTTACAAATATTTTTTTCATTAGAGTTTTTCTAGTTTAAATTTCTTTTTAATCATATAATATTTTCGATAGAAATTGGTTGTATGAAACCACTTAACCTGTTTACTATAATCTTCATGTTCTTGCGATCCAGATCCATATGATGCTTTGAAATCGCGTTGTGTTATAAATGGAATTACATGAAGAACTGGATCTCCAGCCTTGATGTGCACTTCTACATTTCTTTTTGCTGAGCAGATGAAATTCAATGTTGTAAACCCATTGTAATCTACGACTCCAGGGTAAACATATAAATCATCTAAAAAATTTGAATGAAATATTGCTGGCAAAATGAGAGCAGAAACATTTTTACTTGATCTAACGCTCCATGCTCCTGGAAAATTCCAAATTGCTGGTTGAATATCATCTTCAAATTTAAACAATCCATCAGTAACATTGACTGACATTTGTTTTGGCTGACGATGACTTGTTCCTCGTTTAAGAGAATCCTCTCCTATTGATCCAATCGCAGCAATAGATCCTGCTTTATTTGCTTTAATATGAAAATCAGACCAAGCTGGAATAATATATCCCATACGAGAATAATCATGCATTCCAGGACATCCTGGAAATTGAAAAGACTCAAACCTTTTCTCTTGATGATTTTTAAAAAAAGGTTTCACATCCTTTGCAAGAACTGGAGGATAGTTTTGATATACAATTCTATCTGGAGTCACATCATAAAAGTATAAGTCATCAGCCTCTTTTGAAAACAGAGATTTAATAAAATTCATTTTTTCACCCGAAGTTCATATGTGTAATGGTGGCTTCTAGTATTTTGTATTGTCTGTATCTTAGATATATGCTTCAATTCTTTTTGTGTCATCTTTCGAACTTTTGCTTTTTTATTGTTGAAAGAATCACGTTTGATTGGAATCACAGTCACAAGAGGAGTTCCTGCTAAAATTGAATCATCATAATCAGGAACTAACCATGCTGCTGGGAAATTGACTTCTTTTGGATATTTGTCCGTATCAACTAATCCGCCCAAACACATGAATGGTCTGTCAAAATGATTCAGAGTTGGTATAAAAAATGAAGACCATCCTGGAGCAGTTTTAATAACCCAATAATTGATAAACTTCAGAGGATTGCCATGATTCATACCAAATGCTGATCCTCCACCAACTTGCTCAGCGTTATGGAATTCGCAAACTTTAAGTCCAGGTGGATTTGTGACCTCGATTTGAGAACAATTGTGATTTGTTCTTACATGAATGTCGGCGCATAATGGTATTGTGAATCCCAACGACATCGCATCGATGAGCGGTAAACATTTTTTGGCTGACATTGGTTTGTTGCCAAATGAGTCTCTTGCTCCATCATAAACTGGATCAAGATTTTTAAACCAGTCAGGAAGATGCTTGATTGCTGGTTTTGGCTCTGGAATCACGCCTTCTACATTTGGATGACAGTAAAATTCTATGATATCATTACCAAAAATTCTTTTCCAATTTACCATGTTCTTGCGCCCATCACCCAACATACTAAAGATTTACGAATACCAGAAGTTACTGGACGAACTCTATGTGGCATCCAAGAAGAGAAAAAGATCACATCGCCTTTGTTTGGCTTCCCAATAAATGGTTCGTCAACACGACCATTCAGCACGCACTCGAATTCACCACCCTCATATTTGGATGGATCTGTAAGAATAATTGATGCGCTAATCTTGCGCTCATATTTTTGATAAGTGTTCCCGCTATCAATATGCCAATCATAATGTTGTTTTGTTTTTGATTTGTAAACAGTATATTGAAAACTCTCGAAACCATCGATATCGTACATGAAATGGTCGTAGTTTACTTGAGATGTGAGAAAAGAAAACTTCTGATATAACCAATCAGAATTTTGATCATGCATAATCCACATGACTTCGCTATCTCTTGTTTTTTTGTTTACCTGCCCCTTTCCACCGCCACCGACAGCACCGTTTTGGAATTTTTGCAAGTCTTCAAGATCAATAATCTTGTCAACTTCTTCTGGGGTAAATGCGTTAGTTGCAACGCAGAATTGATTCAATGTTCTAATATATTTTTGTACAGGATATGGCATAATACACCTCAGCAATTACAAAGATCATTTTAACTTATTTATGCAGATTTGTCAACTCAATACAACAACAATCTGCCCTCCTGGTGGCACAGAAATGGAGTGGGTTGCACCATCAGGATAATCATAATATGAAATTGGGGTCGGGCTTACATATGGAGCGATCGTTGAAATTGGACCACCTGGGAAATATGCACCAAGAATAGTTGCAGGAGTTCCTGCATTTCCAGCCACAGGAGCGTTATAAGCATTAATTGGTCGACCAGATTCTGGTTGAGTTGCAACTGGATATGCGACGTTGTAATTTGTGCTATATGCGTTTATTGGTCTAGACGCTTCAGGTTGTGTTGCAATTGGATAGGCAACGTTGTAATTTGTATTGTAAGCATTAATTGGTCTAGATGCTTCTGGTTGATTTGCGACTGGATAAACAGTATTGTAATTTGTATTATATGCTGTAATTGGTCGACCAGATTCTGGTTGATTTGCGATTGGATATGCAACATTATAATTTGTCGTGTAAACAATACTATACGCATTTACTGGACGACCAGTTTCTGGTTGGTTTGCAATTGGATATGCAACATTGTAATTAGTTGTATATGTAATAGAGTAAGCAGTTGCTGGTCTCGATGCTTCTGGTCTATTTGCTACTGGGTACGCAACGTTGTAATTCGTATTGTAAGTTACATTATATCCAGAAACTGGCTGATTTGCGACTGGGTACGCGACATTATAATTTGTGTTGTATACAATACTATACGCATTTACTGGACGACCAGTTTCTGGTTGATTTGCGACTGGATACACAGTGTTATAGTTTGTATTGTAGTTTGCGTTATTTCCTGCAGGTGTACAAGAATAATTCGTCCATGTCTGTTGATAATAATCTAGATCAACTTCATAGAAACTTTCATAAGATGGTGTAGGGCAAGTTGGATTACTTCCAGAACCAGACATATTGTCTGCATAATAAGGATAATTGGGACCAGATACTTGTATGTAATAACTGGAATTCCAGTTAAACGAATTTGCTGGATTATAATTCGCCACTGGCTGATTCGCAACTGGATATGCAACGTTATAGTTCGTCGTGTATGTAATAGAATATGCAGTTGCTGGTCTAGATGCTTCTGGTCTATTTGCTACTGGATATGCAACATTATAATTCGTATTATATCCAGCAATCGGATATCCAGAAATGGGTTGATTTGCTATTGGATATGCAACGTTGTAATTAGTGTTGTACAATATTGTATATGCATTTACTGGTCGACCAGTTTCTGGCTGATTTGCGACTGGGTACGCGACATTGTAGTTCGTAGCATATGTGATCGAATATGCAGTAGCAGGACGAGAAACTTCTGGTTGATTTGCTACTGGATACGCAACGTTGTAATTTGTATTATATGTGATCGAATACGCTGCAGCAGGTTGATTTGCGATTGGATATGCAATATTATAATTTGTGTTGTATACAATACTATACGCAGCTGCTGGCTGATTTGCAATAGGGTATGCGACGTTATAATTGGTATTATAAGTTATCGAATATGTTGCGGCTGGCTGATTTGCGATCGGATATGCGATGTTGTAATTGGTATTATACGTTATCGAATATTCAGAAGCATTGCCTGGAACTGGATTATTACCAGTCTGACCGCGACCCGAAACGGTGCCAACGTACCTACCGTAAGGAATTGTAAGATTTGCAGGTGCGTTAAAGGTTTGCGTGCCTCTTGCAGAGGACGCAATCCAACTTTTGTGTAAATCTGTACTTTTTGGCATCTGGTCGCCCCGAACTGACTAGAGTATTTAGATTTCTCTAGACAGTTCTTTATTCGAGTTTGACCACAATTTCGCCACCTGAAGGAACCGATACAGGATGTGTTTGGAAATCTGGATAATCCCAATACTGAACCACAGTTTCAGGAACATAAGGAGCAACCAAACCAACTGAACCACCAGGGAAATAGACACCAAGAACAGTAGTTGGCGTTCCTGGAGCACCTGGACTGTAACCAATGATTGGACGAGATGCTTCTGGCGTGTTTGCTAGAACTGGGACTGTATTATAGTTTGTCTGATAAACTATATTATAATTTGCACCATAGGTAGCAGCAACTGGGACTGTATTATAGTTTGTCTCATAAACTATATTGTATATAGCATCTGAATTACCAGGTGGATAAACAATATTATATAAAACATTGTATCCACTAATTGGTCTTGAAACTTCGGGTTGATTGCCTGGAGAATTCACAACATTATAATTTGTATTGTAACCAGAGAATACACCAACTACGTTATACCCAGTTATAGGATATGCAACATTGTAACTTACTGGATATGCTGCATTATAATTTACAGGATAAACAACGTTATAACTTACAGGATACGCAATATTGTAACTTGCTGGATAAACCACATTATAACTTACTGGATAAACTGTGTTATAACTTACTGGATATGCAGTGTTATAGTTTGTGTTATAATTTGTTTGTGTTGCAGTGTAATTAATTACAATAGCACCTGATGATGGGTCACCAGATAATGGTCCTCCGAATTGGTCTCTGATTGCATTAGCGTACATACTAACAGGATCTGGTAAATTTGCATTCGAGCCAATCTCATTCCATAAATTTGTGCCATAAGAATTTGATGTTATCTGTATAGGAAATTCTGAGAATAGATAAGCGAAACCATCTACTGAATATCCTGCCACCCAATCTACATTACCTATTGGCTGATTTCCGACAGGATAAGCAACATTGTAAGTTGCTGGATAAGCAACATTGTAACTTACTGGATATGCAATGTTATACTGGATAGGATACACAACATTGTAACTTACTGGATATGCAATGTTATACTGGATAGGATACACAACGTTGTAAGTTGCTGGATAAACTATGTTATAATTTGCTGGGTATGCGAGATTATAGTTGACGCCATAAGTATCCGCAACATTAGCTGTATTATAATTTGTCGTATAGACAATGTTGTTATTTGGTGGACCAGGAGTAGCTGGATACGCAATATTATAATTGACATTATATCCATTAATTGGTCTTGAAACTTCTGGTTGAGTTGCAACAGGATATGCAAGATTATAGTTTGTATTGTAATTTACAACTGGTCGAGAAACTTCTGGTTGATTGGCTTGAGGATAAACTAAATTATAATTTGTGTTGTAAAGTATTGAATATGTTGCACCTGGATTATTTCCAGAACCACCACGACCAGAAATAGTTGCAACATGACGTCCATAATCAATGACAAGGTTTGCTGGCGCGTTGAACGTTTGAGTCCCTCGCGATGGTCCAGGCAACCATGTTTTTTCTAACTCATTATGTCTAGGCATAGTTTATTATCGAGCGTCTTTGATTGATAGTGTTCCATAGAAGGTCACACCACCATCGATAGTTGTAAATGTCCAAACGTCTGTTCTGCCTGCTGCTGATGTTGTTGCTGGTGGAACTTGACCACCCGCCCAATAAATCGTATTTCCCCAGGAAACTGTTTTGCCACCACCAGATCCTTGAACGAGGATTAGCGTTACAGTCATTGCAGTTCCTGCAGGAGGTGCATTTGAGAAAGTGAATGTCGAACTTGATTGTAGATTATATCTGAACCAGTTAGAGTTTGACAAGTTTACTGTTGTTGCGCCAGAAGAATTGGTATTTTGCAAGAAGTCTGTGTATGATCTTAATGTTGCAGTCACATTCGCAGATTGACCATTTGCCAAGAATGTCCAAGAGTCTGTTACATCATTCCAGAGCAACTCAGCATTACCAGAAGCAGCAGAGCGCTGGACTCTAAATGTTCCGTTGCCATCAGTGGTTGTTCCGAATCTTAGAGTGTATGTTGAATCGGCAGTTGTGGCTGGTGCTTGAATTGGATCAAGAACAGTGAGCGTTGTGATCACAGCATTAATCATATTCGCGTTTGCGATATTTGCAAGACTGCGTACAATTAAGTTACTTGTATTGATTCCATTGCCAACAAACACATTAGATGCAACGTTTACATTTCCTGATGTTGTGTTTTGTACTACTGCAACATTTCCTGCTGCGATATTCCAAGAAACAGCAACA